TTAACTAACATAGCCCCAACTGTAGTAAACAATGCCATTACTAATAACATAATGGATCTTGGAGAAAATATATATTGGTTAACAAGATATCAGGGGTATGTATATTCTAATGGAGAAATCATTAGATATGATGCTGCCGAATTTAATATTACTGGAACTGGAAATGTTTGGATTAGTGATAACCAGGAATATCAAAAATATTTTTCTGCACTACCGTTTAATGGAAAAATATATCCAACTGGCTTAATAAGAATTTATTCTGTCCCATACTATGAAATTGTTGATGGAATTAATAGATTGCAAAATGGAGATGTTGTTGAGCATGGTCGTGCCCAATTTGGAACATCAATTTCTGCACATACTGCAGGAATCAGTCCATACTGGTCAGACAATAATTATGTTCGTGGATGTGAAATGGAGTCTGGCTATATGTTTACAACTAAATTAGATTCTAATGTTACCTATCCAGCAACTACGTTAGGCGCTGCTGGAGTAAACAACACTCTTGCTAGACAAACCACAAGAAATGGAATTATTAAAAACTTTATGGCAACAAATTACTTAACTGAAACTGCAGTTAATAATTTAAAAAGCACAAGCACTGGAACTATCCAATCTTCTGCATTAGTAATGAATGGTCCATCTTTTAAAACAACAGAAACTCCATTAAATTTTGTTTCTTACGTATACAAAGAACTTGACAATGCATATAAACATTTTGGAACTAGAATTCGTATTGTTGGAAAAATTGAAAACAACGATACTAGAACACAGACACCAATTGGAAGCACAACATATTACCAAGCTTCGGGAACCCAGACTGATCAAAACGTAAATATTGGTGGTGGCTCTGGAGGAATGGCTGTTTTACTTAATCCAGAAACTAATAATGGATATTATTTTGAAATTATTGCTTTAACTGAAGACAATGTAAGCTCATACCTAAAGATTGATGAAAAAGGAAATGCAGAAAAATCAATAAATAATATTGTTTTTTATAAAATTAAAAAAGAATCTGCTAGTAACAAAGCAATACCTGTAAAATTATGGGGAGGATTGTCAAAAATTCTAGTAGACGACGGAAGATTTACTGGGCAATATAGAATGGCTTCTGAAGAAAACCCAACAGTATATGATCTATCTGTAGAGTATCAAGATATTGGCAAAACAAGAAGATTCTTTTTATATATTAATAATAAGTTAGTTAAAGTTGTAGATGATACAGATCCACTTCCAATATATAATAACATGGCTATATTTACTCGTGGTTCCTCAAGGTGTATGTTTGAAAACGTTTATGCACTTTCAGAAAACTATTCACAAAATAGTGTATTTACTGTCGGTGAAACTTTATCTTCTGCTTTTTCAGAAGGAAAGGTTAATGCTAATGAGTCATTTACTAAATATGCAATGAGTGGAATTATACAAAGCACCTACCTTTCTGGACTTAGCGCACAGCAGCCACCCAAATATAATATGTATTTTGAAGAGTTTGGATCAATTATGAGAGAGTGTGCGTATTTTGACATCAGATATGATCGTGCATACCCAGCACTTTATGCACAAATGTCTCCAACATTTAACAGAATTAAAGGATATACAACATCTGGATTCCAAGCAGATTCTTATGGAGCAGAGTTTTTAATATTTAATGCCACTGATAAGGCTTTAAGCTTAGATGAAACTACTGGAAATTTTTTAAGAATACAGGGAATAACATTTACCCAAGATACTACTCAAGAGCTTACAGTTGATGAATACTTTAAAAAACGTGGTAATTTAGCAGACCCAGAATTTAAAGGTAGCTCATTGGTATATTCCCCACTTGTAGAAAAATTAAAGTATGATGAAATAAGACAAAGTAGAATGATATATGGTAAGAATGAGTTTTCTATAGACAGCCTATACATTCAAACAGATGATGATGCAAATGCATTAATGGGTTGGATTGTTAATAAATTAATGAAACCTAAGAAATCTGTTGGAATTAATATGTTTGCAATACCAACCTTACAGCTTGGAGACATAGTAACTCTTGATTATAAAGACTCTTCTGGTTTAGATCTTATATCGCCTAATACCGATAGGTTTGTGGTATATAATATAGAGTATTCTAGAAATAATAGTGGACCCAACATGTCAGTATATTTGAGCGAGGTGTAAAATGGCTGAATATCAAGATGCATTTGATAGACCAAACGCCAGTAAAGGTTATGAAACAAAACCTTCAACAAAACAGCTACTAGCAAATGTAGCCAAAACAGAAGCAGCAGCTTTAGCAGCTGAAGAAAAATTTATTGCAGCAGTAGATTTTGCAGAGACCCTTAAATATCAAGATGCATTTGCTAGACCAAATGCTGCTAATGGATATGAAGAACCAAAAAAGAAAGAAGTTTTTCTAACTGCTGTGCCTGCTACACCACCAAGTGTAACAGTTTTGCCTCCTAAGCCAACAGTAAAAACTGCACCAATTGATACAGTATTGTTTAATGATGACTCTGTTCCAATCGAAGTAATGACTGATTTAATTTTTGAAAATATTGGAGGGCATGAATTAATAAATATTGCACGTAATGACATCGTAAATGGACAACAGGTATCCTATCAACCTATTAAAAATCTTTCATCAATACAGCAACAGTATAATCCTAACAACATTCTAGGAATTCAAAATACCTCTGATAAATATTTTTCTAATTTTTCTATTAAATTTGAAAATAAAGTTCCAGAAACTGGAAGTGGGCCCAATGGGTCTAACGTATATTTAGATACTGCAACAGGAAATTTAGTTATTGAAACTATTAATATGGATAATGATGAGCAGGTTGAAATAGAAATAACCCTGGGTGGTATAATATATGAAGCGGAATTTGGAGAAATAAATTCATGATAACTAATAGTGGCAAAACTATAATAGGAAAGTATATGCTTGGTCAAGCACCAGCCTATGCTTCTTATATTGCCATAGGCTGTGGCCCTACACCACTAGATATTGCAGATACACCAGAAGATTTTTCTACTAAACAATCTTTAGATTTTGAAATGTTTAGAGTTCCAATATCTTCTAGAGGGTTTGTTAACGAATCTGGAATAAATAAAATTGTATTAACTGCAGAACTTCCAACAGAAGAAAGATATGAAATATCTGAGGTTGGAATATTTTCATCAGGTGCTAACCCCTCTGCTGGAGCATATGATAGTAAAAATATATTTGCATTTACAAACACTGAAAATTGGCAATACCATACTACATCTTCAGCGGTAGCAATACCAACAATATCAGCACCACTAGATGATCCAGAAGATGATAACATAATTGCTACAGCCAATGCTGTGTTTCAATCAAATGCAGATAATTCAATTTTTTCTAAAACAGCTAGAGTAAATAGATATGAAAGAAGTAGATTTTTAAATAACGTTATATTTATACAGGGAGATGATGCAAATCTAACCATAAGTGAAGATAGTGGACCAACAGAAGATCACTTTGTAATTGAAGCTGGTTCTAACCATATTCATTTAACTGGAGCTAATGTTGATTTTACAAAAAATTCACCAACTGATGAACTAAGATTAGCATTTTCATTAATTAATAAAAATGGAGATTCTGGATCAATACCAGATACAGTTAGAGTGTTAGTTGATTTTTCATCTACAGATGCTGGCACTGGAGAATTTGCAAGATTTGAAGCAGAAATTAACCATGGAACATCTGGAAATCCAGAATTAGTTCAAGATTTTTCAAGTAATAGATATTTTGTAGTTTCAAAACAATTGCAAGAACTATACACAACTGCTAATTTCACTTGGGATGCTGTTACTGTTGTAAAAATTTATGCATCCGTAATTGATAATGGTATAACATCTTCAGATTATTATGTTGCTCTTGATGCAATGCGTTTAGAAAATGTTGCAACAATAAATCCATTATACGGATTAACAGGATACTCTGTTATTAAAACAGATAATGCCGAAACAATTATTAAATCACCTAACACAAGTAACTATGTTGAGTTTAGATTTTCAATTGGTGTTACATAATGGCTGTTAAAAAAGCAATTGTTTTAAAATCTTCTTTGCCAGCAGTTAATTCAGACACTTCTGGATATGCAGTTAGATATAGGATAATATCAGAAGATAAAAATAGAACATCACACTGGTCTCCAATATTTGTTACAAGTGCTATACCAGTTCAATCGGTTAATGGGGCTTTATTAATTACAGAAACAATTATTACTGCAGTATGGGAGGATGAATCACCAATCTACGACGTTGTTCCATATAATTTAAGTAGGCCACTCTACGACGTATTTGTTAAATTTGATTCAGGAAGTTTTAGTTATCACGGAACATCGGCAGTTCCCAATTATTCATTTTTAAATACAGGAACCACATCAGTTCATGTTAAAATACAAATTGCCTCATCTGTAAAACAAGTAAAAACAGCACTAGTTATCTTTGACTCTGGCGTAGAGTCTTTGGTATAATTAAATAGGAGGAATAAATGGCAAAAATACCACTACCAGAACGAGGACAACCATTAGATGTTACATACATTTATCAGTTGGCTGATACTGTTAATGATCTATCAACACAGGTTTCATCAGCAACCTATAATTACACCACAGTAGATACGGTTAGTGCTGGAAAACAGAGTGTTAAAACATCGGAAGCTCGTCTAATAGGTGGATATATAGAAGTAGCAAATAACTCTACAGTTTCTGCGGGAAACGAAAAGACATTTTCTTATGATTTTCCAAGCGATTTTAAATATCAACCTATTGCAACAGCAACAGCAGTAAATACTGGCAATACTCCCGCTGGTCAAAATGTAAGTATTATATTAAAAACAGTTACAACTTCTCGTGTAGAAGGAGTCGTTAGATTTGGTGCTTCTGGAGATCTATCTTTAGCAGTAAATTTAATTGTTCTTGGCATTCCAAATTAATTAAGGGTGGTTTATGATTTTTTGCAAAAAATGTAAAGGCCGTATGTTTGTTGATAGACAATATACTACGGTTGATCATATGGAAATGTTTTGTATTGTGTGTGGAGTAAGAGATTTCTTTCATCCACCATCAGAAAGTGAGCGTGGTAGATGGATACTGCAAAAGGAAAAATTGAGAGCCAAAAATACAATAACGAGCCTGTAATAAAGGGAAACCAAAAAATTTGGTTTTTAAACGGGGATCTAGTTAGATTGCACCATAGCTCTCGTTCTACTGGAATGGTTACTGTTTATAACATTACTAAAGATAGAATTGAAACATGCTTAAGAACTGACTTTAGACGCAATAGACAAAGGGCATACACAGTTTCTGAGACTTCTAAGTTAATTAATCGTCATAGAAAATATATGCCAAGCTTAATTAAACGAGGAGTTATACCACCACCAATAGGGGCCAGCTTTGATGGTAAACGTGGATTTAAAATTAGAGCATATTATTCAGAAGATCATGTGAGAGAAATAAGATCTATTCTTGCAAGCATACATATTGGTCAGCCAAGAAAAGATAAATTAATAACAAATAATAGCACTCCTACAAATCAAGAGTTGACACGTAGAATGGGAGACGGTATACTTACATATACAAAGACAGAAGATGGGCGATACATTCCAGTATGGAGCGAGAATATCTAAGTTCTAGTTTCTATGCTACAATTGTAATAACAATAAAAAAGGGTGGATAAAATGGAAAATGATAATACAAAGGTATCTGTAACTCTTGGATATACTCTTAACCTTGGAAACTTTCAATCTTTACGTTTAGATCTTGGAATCATTGATTCAAAGCGTGATGGAGAAAATGTAGACCAGGCTTTTGAGCGTGTATACAAGTTTGTTGAAGACAAGCTAACTGATAAAATTAATGAAGCAAAAGCTGAAATAGCAGAGTAGTGGCCGAACGCAAAGACCGAATGGCTTTGCTTAGTAGGTTTAATAAGTTATATCTACAAAGGTATGAGCAAAAGTCTAACATAAATCTTAATGTTGAACAGTGGGCAGCAGATGGACTCGTAGAGTCTTATGGGGTGTCAGAATGTTACGATCTTCTTGAATACTATTTTTCTATTGCACAAGATCCAACATGGAACTATTTTGCTTATAATGCAGAAAAAATATTAAACGGAAGATTAGAAGTAGAGCAAGATAAAAATGAAAGACTAGAGCGCAGAAATATTGCAAGAAAGTGGTTAAGTGAATAATACAGAGGCTAAGTTAATAACTGCAGTATTAAAGGACAAGCAAATCCATGTTCTCTTGCAGGCTAATGTAGATAACCTACTTAGAACACATAGTGACATCTGGAACTTTATTCGCCTATACTCTGAAAATAATCAATCACTTCCTCCAGTAGATTTAGTTAGAGAAAAATTTAGAGACTTTGAGCCAGTCGAAGGCATTGGTGCTACAAAGCATCATCTCGAAGAATTGCAGGTTGAATATTTAAATGACAGCCTAAAAGATATTATTAAGAATGCAGCAGGAGAAGTGCAAAGTGGTAATGGTCCACAAGCACTTGAACACATAATTACAAAAACATCAGAGCTTAAGAAAAATACTGCTTCTATTAGAGATATTGATGCCACTGATTTAGAATCTGCAGTTGCATATTATGAAAATGTTCAAAAACAAAATGAACTAGGTCAGGTTGGAATTAAGACTAACCTACCAGGGTTTGACAACTACCTACCATCTGGAATTATGCCAGGACAACTTGGTGTATTTCTTGCTTATCCAGGTATTGGAAAGTCTTGGATGGCTTTATACTTTGCAGTTCAGGCATGGAAGCAGGGTAAGTCACCAATGATCATTTCTTTGGAAATGTCTGAGACTGAAGTTAGAAATAGACTATTTGCTATTATGGGTGAGGGACTTTGGTCTCATAGAAAATTAAGTAAGGGTGAAATAGAAATCGATATGCTAAAGAAATGGCATAAAGATAAAGTTGAGGGTCGTCCAGAGTTTCACATTATATCTAATGATAGTGGTGGAGAAGTAACGCCTTCAGTAATTCGTGGAAAGATTGACCAGTATAGTCCAGATTTTGTTGTAGTAGACTATTTGCAGCTTATGTCCCCAAATCAAAAGTCTGATAACGAAACGGTAAGAATGAAAAACCTTTCAAGAGAATTAAAGCTAATGTCTATTAGTGAAGAAGTTCCTATTATTGCTATTTCATCTGCTACCCCAGATGATGTAAAAGATTTATCAAGCCCACCAACACTAGGGCAAACCGCTTGGTCTAGACAGATTGCTTATGATGCTGACTGGGTTATGGCTTTAGGTCGTGCTACCAATAGTGATATTATTGAATGTGTATTTAGAAAAAACCGTAATGGTTTTATGGGAGACTTTTTAGTGCAGGCAGACTTTGATAAAGGCTATTATCGTTATAAGGATTACGAAGATGGCAAGTAATATATATACTGAAGAACAAATACGTCGTGTTCTAAATGGATCTGGTATAGATATTGAAGCAGAATTTGGTAATGATTTTATTATCTATTGCCCTTATCACAACAATAGCAGAACTCCTGCTGGAGAAGTTGCAAAGGATAGTGGATTGTTTTTTTGTTTTGGATGTCAAACCACAAAAAATCTAGAAGAGTTTGTTATGTTTACTACTGGCAGAACATACTTTGAAACTGCTAGATACATAAAAAGTAAAGAAACAGAACATAATATAGAAAATATTGTAAGCAAAGCAATGTATGCTCCACCAGAATTTATACAGTATGATGAACTTTTAATTAAAAGATTAAACAATCAAGCAATAGAGTCTCCAAGGGCAATGAGATATTTTGAAGGAAGAAAAATATCAAAATCTTCTATAGAAAAATTTAGTCTAGGGTATTCTGAAAAACAAGATTCAGTTACAATACCAATGCAGTCACCAGATGGGATGACAATTGGCTTTGTAGCAAGAACTGTTGAAGGTAAAGAATTTAAAAACACACCAGGTTTACCTAAGAGTAAAATTTTGTTTAATCTACATAGGGTAAAAAGCTCTAGCGTTGTATACGTGGTTGAATCATCCTTTGATGCTATTCGATTAGATCAAGTAGGTTTTCCAGCAGTCGCAACTTTGGGTGCTAATGTGTCTTCATCACAGATTAAATTATTAGAAAAGTATTTTAATAACGTTATACTTGTTGCAGATAATGATGAAGCTGGTAACATAATGAAGGATAAGTTAATAGAAAAACTTGGATCTCTTATTAGCGTAATTCAAATAGATAAGAAATATAAAGATATTGGCGATATGGATGATGAAACAATTAGGAGTTTAGAATTCCAGTTTGACAAATCTATATTTTCTATGCTAAACTAGTATATAAAGGTGGGAATAATGAAATTTAGAACACAGTGGTTAGATGCATTAAAAACAATGCGTTTTAAATCATATTGGAATAAAGCAAACACTGTAGAGTTCTTTGCATTTATGGCAAAGATTGCAATTATTTTTCCAGGCCTTTTACTTGGACAACAGTTTTGGTGGCTTTATGTTTTTGCATTGGTATCAAGCCTTGCATTAATTTGGTCATCAACAGTAAAGACATTACCTACAATTATTTGGTTCAATATTTTGTGGTCTTTATTGGCAATTTTATCAATTGCAAAACACTTTGAACTAATACTAAAATAATATAAACAACACGAAGGAGAAAAAGATGAGCGTAGTAAAGGGATTAAAAGCAATCAACGCCCTGCTCGATAAGCCGAAGTATGACGAAAACTCACCAAAGGTAAAGTGGCTAAAGCTTGCCGATGGACAATCAGTAAAGATTCGTTTTGTTGAAGAATTAGACGAAGACTCTGCAAACTACAATGCAGAACGTGGTCTATCTCTTGTAGTAAAAGAGCACACAAATCCAAAAGACTACAAGCGTAAGGCTGTAGACACAATGGAATCAGAAGGCCGTGACTGGGCAGAAGAGATGCATCGTAAAGATCCAAAGGCTGGCTGGAGAGGTCGCCTACGTTTTTATTGCAATGTTCTAGTTGACGATGGAATTGAAAAGCCATATGTCGCTATCTGGTCAATGGGTATCAGTAAGCAATCATCATTTAATACAATTCGTGAGTATGCACTTGAAACTGGTAGCATCTCAAATGTTGTATGGAAGCTAAAGCGTAATGGTCAGGGAACTGAAACCAATTACACACTAATTCCATCAGCACCCGATACAGAACCATTTAACTGGTCTGGAATCGAACCATTCCCATTGGAACTTGCACTAAAGAAGATTCCATATGCGGAACAAGAAGCGTTCTATTTGGGCTTTGACGGTCCAACTACCACTTCAGCAACAAACGCTGATTGGTAATATGAACTATACTGGCTTACACGTCCATACACACTATTCATTATTTGATGGTGTTGCTACTCCAGAAGAATATATAAACCGAGCAGTTGAACTTGGTATGCCAGCATTGGCTATCACAGATCACGGAACCTTATCTGGGCATCGAGAGCTGTATCGAATTGCAAAAGCAAATGGTGTAAAGCCTATCCTAGGTGTAGAAGGATATTTTTGTGTTGATAGATTTGACAAGAGAGCAAAGGCAGAACGCACTGATCCTCTTGACATGGTTTATTTTCACATTATCCTTCTCGCCAAGGACCAAAAAGGTTTAGAAAATCTTAATAAGATTAATGAAATTGCTTGGACTGAAGGATACTTTAATAAGCCACGCTTTGATTTTGAAACATTAGAAAAGTATAGTGAAGGCATTATCGTTTTATCTGGATGTCTTAGCGGAATAATTGCAAAAGCTATTGAGCATAATGAATATGCCCAAGCCAAAAAACATATTGAATGGTTTAAGAGAGTATTTATAGATGATTTTTATATGGAACTTATGCCACACAATGGAGCAGAAGTAAATAAACAGCTATCTGATTTAGCAGATGAGTTTAAGGTCCAAGTTGTTGTAACTCCAGACTGCCACCATGTTGATGAATCACAAAAAGAAATTCAAGAGTTTAAGTTGCTTATGAATTCACATGCTAAGGTAGAAAAAACCTCTACATATGAAAAATCAAAAAAGCAAGATGGAATGATGAAGCGTCTTGACTATTTATACGGGGCAGATAGACAAATGTCATTCAATAAGTTTAACATTCATTTATTATCATATGATGAAATGAAGTTTGCCATGGAATCTCAGGGTATAACTAGAGAAGATATGTATACAAATACCCTACTAGTAACAGATAAAATTAAAGATTATGACCTTAAAGATGGATTAAACCTGCTCCCAGTTCAATATAAAGACCCAGACAAAGAACTTAAAGCCATCGCTATTGAAGGTTTGAAGCTAAAAGGACTTGATGGTAATCAGGAATATACAGACAGGCTAGATGAAGAACTTGAAATTATTAAAAATAAAAAGTTTGCTTCTTATTTTCTAGTTGTTAGAAGTATGATTAACTGGGCTAAGAAAGAAGGAATTCTTGTAGGACCTGGCCGTGGTTCTTCTGCTGGCTCTTTAGTTTGTTACACACTTGGCATAACTGATATTGATCCAATTAAACATGGCCTACTGTTCTTCCGTTTTATTAATCCAGAACGTAATGACTTTCCAGATATTGATACAGATATTCAGGATAACCGTCGTGAAGAAGTTAAAGATTATCTAGTTAGACAATATAGACATGTTGCTTCTATTGCAACGTTTCTACAGTTTAGAGGAAAGGGAATTGTTAGAGATATCTCTAGAGTTTTAAACATTCCTTTAACAGATGTTAATAAGGTTTTAAAGTTGGTAGATACATGGGATGATTTTTGCACATCAAAATCAACCAGAGAATTCCGTGAAAAATATCCAGAGGTGGAAATATATGGTGAAAAACTTCGTGGTCGTATTCGTGGCACTGGCATACACGCTGCTGGTGTGGTCACTAGCAAAGATCCAATTTTTAGGTTTGCTCCGATGGAGACGAGATCTTCTCCTGGGTCTGATGAACGCATACCTGTGGTTGGTGTTGACATGGAGGAAGCTGAACGGATTGGCCTCATTAAGATTGACGCACTTGGATTAAAAACTTTATCCGTAATTAAAGATACTGTTAATATGGTTAAAGAAAATCATTATGTAGATATAGACTTGCTTTCAATTGATATGGAAGATTCTAATGTTTACCAAATGCTTTCTGATGGGTATACAAAAGGTGTATTTCAGTGTGAAGCAACACCATATACAAATCTTTTAATTAAGATGGGTGTTAAAAATCTTGATGAACTTGCTGCATCAAATGCCCTAGTTCGTCCAGGTGCTATGAATACAATTGGTAAAGACTATATTGCACGTAAACACGGAAAGCAAAATGTATCGTATAGTCATCAAATTATGAAACCATTTACAAAAGATACTTATGGTTGTGTTCTTTATCAGGAGCAAGTTATGCAGGCATGTGTTCACTTAGGTGGAATGTCTATGTCTGAGGCTGATAAGGTTCGTAAAATTATTGGAAAGAAGAAAGATGCTAAAGAATTTGACATTTTTAAAGATCGTTTTATTAGTGGTGCTTCTGCCTATATTAGTCCTAATGAAGCTTTGGATTTATGGCAAGACTTTGAAGCACATGCGGGATACTCGTTTAACAAGAGCCATGCAGTCGCTTACTCTACTCTCTCGTATTGGACGGCGTGGTTAAAGTATTACTACCCTCTTGAATTTATGTTTGCACTTCTTAAAAATGAAAAAGATAAAGATGGAAGAACAGAGTATTTAATTGAGGCAAAGCGTATGGGGATTGCAATTAAGCTTCCACATATTAATGATTCAGATGCAGATTTTAAAATTGAGGGTAAGGGAATAAGATTTGGATTAACTGGAATTAAGTTTATATCAGATAACATTGCTGCAAAATATATAGCTGCAAGACCATTCTCATCATATAAAGAACTTGAAGAGTTTACCTTTACAAAGGGTAATGGAGTAAATAGCAGGGCATTAAGTGCTCTTAGATATATAGGTGCTGCAACATTTAAAGATAATCCTAGAAATGATCAAGAGATTAAGGAAAATCTTTATGAATACCTTAACCTTCCTGAGTTTAATATAACAATTCCTTCTCATTACTATGCTTTTATTCAAGATGTAGAAGAGTTTGAAGAAAAGGGATCATTCATATTATTAGGAATGGTAAAGGCAATTAAGAGAGGAACTGGGTGGTCAAGAGTTGAAATTTTGGACAAAACTGGTAGTGTTGGTATATTTGATGAAGAATCTACGACTATTGAGACTGGTCGCACTTATCTTATTCTTGCAAATGACAATAGGATTGTTTCTGCAATACCTGTTGATGAAATAAAAAATTCTGATAATGCTTTGGTAAAGTTTTTAGGATACAAGCAACTTCCATTTAAAGATGAGGAAATGTTTGTTGTATCCTTTAAGCCTAGGGTTACAAAGACTGGTAAGAAGATGGCATCCCTAACACTTGCAGATACAAGTAGAGATCTACATTCTATAACAGTTTTCCCAACAGCTTTTCCAAAAGCATATATGAAAATTGAAGAAGGAAAATCTTATAAGTTTAGTTTTGGCAAAACAAAAGATGGAACAATAACACTGGAGGATATAGATGGTTAGCATGGAAGAAGTATTAGCAGCTCTTAACCCTAAATTAAGAAAAAGTATTATGGTCGGTGATTCAGTCCCAGCAACAGAATACGCAGAAACTCCTAGCGTTGGTTTAAACCGTGCTTTATCTGGGGGCCTACCTTATGGTAGACAAGTTCTTATTTGGGGCTCTAAGTCCTCAGCAAAGTCTTCTCTATGCCTTCAGATGATAGGCTTGGCACAAAAAGAAGGAAAGGTTTGTGCATGGATTGATGCTGAAATGTCATATGATAAAGTATGGGCAGAGCGTCTTGGGGTAGATTCTTCAAAACTTATTTACTCACAAGCCAGAACAATAAATGAAATGGTAGATGTTGGAACTAACTTAATAAACGCTGGAGTAGATATTGTTGTAGTTGATTCAATTACATCTTTGCTCCCTGCTATATATTTTGAAAAAGATTCTGATGAATTAAAACAACTAGAAAATACCAAACAGATAGGTGCTGAGTCTCGTGACTTTAGTAATGCATGGAAGATGATTAACTATGCTAATAATAAAGTTAAGCCAACACTTTTTGTATTGATTTCTCAGTCACGAAATAACATTAATGCAATGTATACAAGTCAGCAACCAACTGGTGGACAGGCTACAAAATTTTATTCGTCAACAGTTATTAAATTGTTTTCGTCAGAGTCTGATAATCAAGCCATTAAGGGCAAGATAAAGATTGGTGATAAATTAATTGAAGAAAAAATTGGTAGAAAAATTCGTTGGGAACTACAATTCTCTAAAACATCTCCAGGTTTTCAATCTGGTGAATATGACTTTTACTTTAGAGGTGATGAAATTGGGATTGATTCTATTGGTGACTTGGTAGATACAGCAGAAGCTGCAGGTATAGTTAACAGAACTGGTGCTTGGTATCAACTTGAAGATGGAACTAAAGTTCAAGGTAGAGATGGTTTTGTTGCAAGAGTTAGAGAAGATCTTGATTTACAACAATCATTAAGAGATAAATTAAACAATGGCTGAAAAAGATTTTAAAGTATTTCCAGGAAAATTTCCTTGTAAAAAATGTGGAGAAGAAGTTTTATCCTTAAGACTTTGGCTTGATAGTGGTGATGCAACCTGGATGTGCAGCAAAAAGCATGTCTCTAAGGTTGGTTTAATACCAGTTAAGAAAAAAAGAAAAGATTTTTCTGATGAGTGAAAGATCTGAGTCTAAAAGAATTGGTGCCAAGCAGCATAAAAATTCTGGTAGAAATAACACCAAAGGAGATGCTTCTTGGCATAACTTTGTTTTAGATTTTAAAGAATGCTCAAAATCTTTTACATTAAATCAAGATGTGTGGGCTAAGATAGTTACAGATTCTCTTAAAAAAAGTATGGATCCTGCACTAGTTATAGTTTTAGGCGAGGGAACACAGAAAGTTAGACTTGCTATAATAGAGTTAGATATGCTAGAACAATTAATAGAAAGAGAAAACAATGACAAGTGAAGCTCCACAAAAAACAACACTAGATATGGTAAATGGTTTAACAGAAATTGCAGACTATATGAAAGACGAAGAGCTAACTACTGCTCTGACATTTATTGCAAAAGTAATTATTAAGCCTGATATTCCAGCACAAGTAGCAAGCATTGAGATTGTAAGGCTACAGGCAATTGCAGCAAAAATGGCTTTTAAGGCTACATGGATGGCTAATGTAGATAAGAATGATCGTGCAAAGAAAAATATTTATTATACAGCAGCAGAATCTATCAATAACTTGGTGTCAGCACTCAAGTATATAATGCGCTAACCTGCTATACTTATATAAACAAAGGGATAAAATGACTAAAAATTTATTGAAACAGATAATGGTAAGAGAAGTAGAAACAGCAGCACAGACAGACGCTAAAGAATTAATAAAAGTTATTGAAGCTGGATATCTTGTAGGCCGAGAGCCTAAGCATACACAGAAAAAAACTTTTAGTCCATCGACAATTGCCTATGGGCATGGAGAATGTCCAAGATATTGGTATCTAGCTTTTGAAGGTGCTATGTTTGAAGACAATGCAGATCCTTATGGTGTTGCTAATATGACTAATGGAACTCTTTCACATGGAAGAATTGAAACAGCCTTTAAAAATTCTGGCATATCAATTGATTCAGAATTTAAACTTACAAATGAAGACCCACCAATATTTGGATATGTGGATAATCTTATTAAGTGGAAAGATGAAGATATTGTTGTTGAAGTAAAAACATCTAATAACGAAGTATTCGAATATCGTAAACGCACAGGTAAGCCAAAGATGGGTCACGTTGTGCAAATATTAATTTATATGAAGATTCTTAAAAAGGGTAAAGGCATTCTTGTTTATGAAAATAAAAATAACCATGAACTACTTATTATTCCAGTAACAGTTAATGATTATTATAGACAATGGATTGATGAAGCTTTTGAGTGGATGAAGTCTGTTAGAAAAGCATGGGAAGACAAAACTTTACCAACTAAAAACTATAGAGCAAATTCTAAGATATGTAAGAACTGTCCAATTAAAAAGACATGCGATGAAGCTGGAACTGGAGTCTTTAAGATAGCATCTCTTAAAGAACTAAAGGAACAGAGTGAAGCTGTGTAGTTACTGCGATACATACTTTAAACCAAAAGTAAGTTATCAGATATATTGTGGAGAGGACTGTAGAGGTTCTGCCACAAAAGAAAAGATTGCAGAAAAGTATAACGCAAAGCGTAGGAAAAAAAGAATTGGTAAAGTAAGAAAATGTCTGGGTGGATGCAACTCAGACCTATCTATTTATAATGATTCTGGATTTTGTGCCAATTGTAATGTAAGTGAAAAGCAAGTTGCAAAAATGTTAAAAGAGCTGAAAGGTTTTATTGACTATGAGCAAAAATAAATGGGGATTTGAAGTAATGCCTAAGACTATATGTGCTATTGATGCAAGCACTAATAGTCTTGCCTTTGCCCTTTTTGATACTAAAGAAAAAACACTTGGCGTTGTTGGCAAAATAAAGTTTGAAGGAAATAATACATATGAAAAAGTAATGGATGCTTGCAAGAAAACAAAAGCTTTCTTTGATTATTATGGTGGGTTTGAGGCTATTGTTATTGAGCATACTGTGTTTATGAATTCCCCAAAAGTTGCTGCTGATCTAGCACTTGTTCAAGGAGCACTTCTGGGTGCTGCTGGTTTGACTGGAACCAAAATTATAGGAACTGTAGCCCCAATTACTTGGCAGATATCTATTGGTAATGGAAAGCTTACTAAAGACGAAAAGTTTTTTATAAGGTCAAAAAATCCAGGGAAATCAGAAGCATGGCATAAGTCTAATGAAAGAGAAATAAGAAAGCAAAAGACTATTAGGTTTATTAACATGCAGTATGATAAAATTATTGATGATAATGATGTTGCTGATGCTGTAGGAATTGGACATTGGGCTATAAATAATTGGGATAAGGCGGTAGGAAATAATGGAAAGAAATAGTTTTAATTTTAAAGAAGAAGAAAAGGATACTATTTTAACTGTAAAAACTTTGTCGCCAACAAAATGGCTTTTAGTAGATCGTGAAACTGGACAAGTCTATCAAGGAAATCCTGGTGGATTTTGGGATAAGCTTAAGACAGCGGAAAGAGATAATTTATAATGCCTGAACTAAATGCAAACATTCCTCCAATTGAATGCTATGTTCGTGGTAATTTTTTAAGAGACCAAGAAGATAGTCACGACCAATACTTTCCATGCGTTATTTTTGGAGTTGCAAGTATAAAATCTAGAAGTCCACTGTTTCACTTTATGATGGAAGATGGTGGTGTATGGTGGAGAATGCCAATTAATGCATTTTGCACTAAGCCAGGAGTTCCAGAAGAGCCAATTCATAATCTTGTTTTATGGAATTCTTTTAGTCCACATATTTCTGTTACAAAATTTCAAGCACTAAGTAATATGAGAATGTCATATACAGACAGAAACAAAGTTACTATACCTGGGACATACTTGTTTACTTTAGATTGGCATAGTCCAGAAACTAATATACTGGATGATGGATATTCTGAAAACCCAGGTCAACACAAGTGTGGTCATGTAATTCAAAGAGATGACGGTAATTTTGCGGTGCAGCCAAATAATAGAGTAAGAATAAAAGAGCCATCTTTTGTTACAAAAAAAGATCTAGTAATTGATAGATTAATTAATACAAAAAAATGGGATGTTGAAAGCTATGACAAATGGATCCTTGAAGATTCAAATGCATATAATTATGATGTTATTGATACGGAAGTTGACAAATAAAGCTATGGGTGGTAAACTATATACATCAGAGGTTTGGCTACGTAAGAGATATCTTATGGATAAAAAATCTCCAGAAGAAATTGCAAAAGAGTGTGGGGCAAGCATAGAAACTATTTATGTTTATCTTGCAAAATTTGGATTAAGGAAGAGTAGACGATGAATAAAGCA